ATGAAGCTATCAATGCACCACATTCTGTGGACCAAGGATCCAAACAAACTCGGACTGTTCCCAATCTACCTTCGGATCACAATCGACCGCAAGTCCACACACATAAGTTCCGGGGATTTTATCGCTGAAAGGCAATGGGATAAGAAAGAGGAGCAGGTCAAGAACCACCCACTTGAAAGCGACATTAACGCCAGGCTTCGTGCTTCGAAAGCTCAAGTTAGTGGAAAGTTCAATGAGCGATTACTTGCGGGTAAGAAAATCAGTGCCAAAGAGCTGAAGGCAGTCTTTGCAGGTGGTAGCGATATGCACAATCTCTTTGACTTTGCGGAAATGTACCTTAAAGAGGTGCAGCACAAACGTAGTGTAAGAACAATCAGTGCGTATCGAAAGCACCTCTTGCGCTTTGAGGAGTACGTGGGCAGCAAGCAGTTGTGTTTCGAGGATGTGACTCCGGAATGGCTAACGGCGTATGAATCTGCATTACGTGAGGGCACGCTGAAAAGAAAGCGAAAAGGCGTCCTAAGTAACAACACAATCCATTCGCTGTTTAAGACTTTGAAGCTTCTTTTCAATGCGGCAAAACGAAAAGGCATCATTACAGACTATCCCTTTGACCGCTACGAGAATCCAGTTTACATAGCTCCGATTAAGGACTGCTTAAGTCTTGATGACATAAAGAGAATTGAGGATTTTGTCGACTCCACACAAGATGAGCTATTGAGGCAAGCGGCCGTGTACATTCTACTAGGTATATCAACTGGCTTACGCATTTCGGACTGGAAGCAGTTTGACCTGTCGAAAAACATCAAAGGGGGTAGTATCTTTCTCCGCGCAAAAAAGAACGGAGAATGGGTGACCATGCCGATAAACAACATACTCCAAAGGAATTTAAAACGTATCGAGCAAATTCCCCTAACCATGACGGAGGCAAAAATGAACGCCAAACTGAAGGTGCTGGCCAAAGCCGTAAACCTAGACAACCCTCTAACATCACACACGGGCCGACACACCTTCGCAACTACGCTTTGTGCTGATCGTGGGATTAGCTCGGAGACCTGTGCTGAACTAATGGGTATCACCGTAAGTACTTGTGTGGAGAGCTACTACCGGGTGTCTAACAGGAAGATTAACAGCGAGACGATAAGAGCCTGGGAGGGGCTGTAGATCCTAACAGTTTTTTTCAGCCCAAGCATATAAATCTATAAGACTGCAACCTATGGTTGTGCAGCATGATTTTAGATGTGTGGCAGGAATTTCCTTCTCATCCCCCCACACAACTAGTGTACGTTTCCCTTTTTTCACGTACTGGTGGTGGCTACCTGAGGTTCTATTTTTTACGAAACCTTGATGCGTAAGGAACAAAATCCAACATCTAGTTGGTAAAGGCCTAAAATTACCCATTTAAGCTAAAAGAAGTTCACGTGTTTTGACAGAGCCTTCCTCAGCATTAAAATCTTTTAGATCCCCATTACTGTCTACATACACTTTTGAAAAGTCTTTATTCTTAAACTTATCTTTTTCCCAACCAAGCGAGAAAAGTTCCTTTTCCCTATCGCGTATGGATAAATTGTTGAGATAAATCGCAAAGTCTTTAATTGAAAATTTCATCATCTCTTGAGCTCGATCTTCCGTATTTCCGTATCCGGATATATCTAAAGTAGGTGAATAGACCACATACTGCTTAGTATCTTTGTCTACGAAATGGTATACGAATAGTACTAACTTTATGCCATCTTTACCGATGTGCAGCTCTTCCTTAAGTGGCCCTTTTACATTCTGTATTTCAATTTTGATAGATTCCATAAGCAGCTTTAAAATCAAATTATCTTTTCGATTGGTACAATGTTAATTCATATTTCGAACATATGTGTGCAGGCCTGCAATTTTTTTAAAAAACTCAAATAAAAAGTTATATTATTTATTGTAAATATTATATTTTTTAAGTTATGGTCTAGGTTTCTGTTAATTCACTTTTATGCGCTCTATTTGGAAAACTACTACCGAGTGTCTAACAGGAAGATTAACAGCGAGACAATTAGGGCCTGGGAAGGGCTGTAGCTTTTTTATCTGAACCATTCGTCGTGTGGAGATTACCTCTTGTGTAATTCATACCTGTTTTTGGCTGGGTGTGTGGCAATAACGCATATTATTGCGTCGAATCTTAAACCAAATAAAACTATGAAAACGAAAAAATATCTAACTATAAGCCTTGAGGGGTATAAGCCATTTAGTGTAGAATTGGTATGTGATGAAAAAATATCCGATAAATACACTTGTTATTTTCATAAACTTGACCCGAATGAAACTGCCGATGAGCAGCCAAATTTTATTGATTTTTTCAAAACTAATGGTTTCTCATACTGGCGGCAACAAGATGGAACTATCTGTTTTAAACCAAATGCCAAAGGAAACGAGATGTTTTGCAGGTATATATGGATGATTTGGCATCAAATCCATATTAAAAATAGTACCCCAAATTCATCGATTAGCTGGATTCCTGAAAATATAGGCCGAGAGCATATTTTAAACGCCATGGCTCAAATTGACGAAGAAGGGGTTTCGATCAATAGAGCCGCTAGAAAATACGAAATTGTGTATGCTGCAAAAAAATACCCTCCTAAACTCTTAATTGAATATGCGAATGTATTTGCCAACGGTAACAATTTAATTGAGGGGGTAAGTACTCACCAAGCTAATGGCTACTTAACGAAACTGGGTTTTACTGTCGTTCCAAAACAGTAAGAGGAGACGCTCCCCGCAATACCCGCACGCATTACTGAAAAGCATTTTTTGGGTGCAAAATAGTGTTTATTCACACTTACTGAATTAAAAACAAAGAAACCCGACGCCTAGGTGCCGGGTTTCTTTCTGTTACGGGCTGTAGTATTAGCCTAAAATAATGTCCTTTTTCATGTGTTTTGGGGTTTAGTTCATTAAAACTTTTGTTCATTAAAAACTTTTGCTCATTAAAACTTTTGTAAAGTTACCTATTTTACGCAATAATCAAAATCAAATTGCTCTATTTAACGACACGTCATCGCCGGATAGAAAAGTATTAGGGCTAATTATCTCTTTACTTTTGTAATCTTGTATGAAGACCCGATTGAAGCCTGATAAAGCGTGTTTTGCTATGACTGTTAATCTAATGAATGCTGATTCGTCGTCCCATGTGTCCTCAATGGCCTCTGTAGTTCTAATTTGTAGCGCATGTAAGTTAAAGTGATCGTCGCTCTTTTTCTGAGGTAGATAAGCTATGAAATTATCTTTAAGTTTTATGTCACGACCCCGTAAATTATTGCCATTATACGCCCCCACAGGTTTATAAAAAGTTAATTCGACATGTACGTCAAATATATCCGAATTTGTCATATTAACTATCTTAAAAATATAATTGACACTGCCGTCTATTGTAACTCGGCTGATTTGTTCTGATAATACGATATCCGGTTTTTTATTCAAGAGAAAAACAACGAGAAAAACGTAAGACGAAATTAAACCCGCTAGAACACTTATAATGAAATTGCTCATTTTCTTTTCGTCAGTGATTTATGTGCTGACGCCGCACATTTAGGTATTAGTGATATTTATTTAAAAGCCTTCTTCAGTAGTTTAATCTCCTGCTCTATCTCATCTAGTCGTGCAATCGGGGATTTCGCTTCAAGTAGCCTAACTGGTGTGATGCCTAATAGCAGCCAATCGAAGCTATATCGGTATGTGGTGTTCAACGCAACAATGTGCTCGAGTGTTGGGTACCTTTTGCCTATTTTCATCTGCGTCAATACTTGTGACACATCACCTAGGGAGGCCATCACTTCCTTATAAGATAGCTTATGGCCGTAATGGATCTCATCAATGGCGTCAATCACTCGGGCACGTACTTGTTCGTTAATAGTCATGGGTTGGTGGCTTAAAAATTCTCTATGTCTCTTTTTTTAGCTTGTTCGGCTCTTTGTTTAATTCGCATCTCGACCTTATATTTTTCGTCAGAAACTAGCTTGTGAATTGCTTTGTCATAGAGTATCGTGTATTCAAAAATACTTATCTCCCCAAATAGGTTAAATGTAGCATCGTAGTTATAGTAGCAAACTACGCCGGGGATATTGGTGTTGTATGTGTGTTTATACCTTTTGTCTGTTTTAACAGTCTCTATGCCTAAGCCATTGACAAATGTGTGAGGAGTTTCTTCGTGTTTCATTTCGGGTTTTCCGTATTTCAAGGTTAATAGTTCATCAACACCGCTCCCCTCAATATTGATTTCATAAAGTTCATCTTTATAGAACGAAAGTCCCACGCGGTGCAGCTTGATTTTGTCATTAATAGCATATTCCCCCAAATAAAAATTCCTTACCTCTTTTAGAGGTGAGCCAAAAAAAGTAGAAGTTACAGAACTAGTATCTGAAAACAACTCAAAAGTTACTTTTTGGTCATTCTTATCGACTTTTTTAATGTACTCTCTTGCTGTTCGGATGTCAGTCTTTCTGGCAAGTTCAGGGATATCACTCACATGCATACCTAGTTGAATTTTGCCAAACCCTTTTATTTTTAAGTCGGAAGGATTCTCGTTTTCTTGCGCACGAATTTGGTGTAGGGACAAAATGAAGATGAGTAAATAGATGCTTCTCATAACTGTTAAAATTTAAAAAGTGAATGAATGTAAAACGCCTGGCTACTACCAGTCGCCATTAATTAAGCATAAATTTCAAATTTAGAACAGTTTACCCCTGATCGGGATAGCTATTATCGATTACTCGAGACGAATCACCCCAATAACTAGGGCGACACTTCGAATCTCTGACACAGGCACTTCAAAATCATCGTAGTCCTTGTTGTCGCTTTTACACACGACGGACTCTGCACTATTACCTTTTGTGAGGCGCTTCATAACGATACCTTGACTAATCGTGTCAATCACGTAAACCTTATTCCACTGCACAAATAGCAATTCCTTTATAAACCTACACGCCACAACATCCCCACTACTATACTTGGGATACATACTAGATCCACGTACCGGTATCATGAAATCAATCTTAACTCCGTCAAACAAAGGGATGACATACCGGTCTTCTATGGTGTCGAAATTCACTCCTTGAACAGTTGAGTCGCCAATCCCCGCAAAAGCTTCTAACTGAAGTACCGGAATGCCCTCTGCTGATTTAGCTGGTTTTGCTACCAGTGTCTCTTTTTTTAGCATATCACCTTTTCCGGTTAAGAGCCAGTTAGCATCTATGTCGGGATAAATAGATAATAATCTATCTATCGCATCTGAATTTAAGGCTGTATTTTTCTGTGTTCCCTTAAAACTTCCATAGGTCATTCCAATTTTTTCAAAAAATAATTCTTTCGAAACTCCCTTATAATCAGATAGATACAAAAATCTTTCCTTAATATTAGATATTTTTTTATCCATTTGTTTGTTTTTTAGATAATTTATTATCTATATTTGCATAAGCAATCAGGAACGCAAATAAGTACCTAAATGTAATATAAAATGCTAAAAAATCAAATACATACTCCTATGGCTTCAAAACCTACGATTCGAAGAAAAAGCGTGAAGTTGACAAGAGAGCAAAAGCGCGATTTTACAAGTTTTGTTAAGTCGCATCACACGCTTCAAGACGCTTGCGATTTTTTGGACTTGACCCCCAACTCTGTTCGCCGAATTATGGCTGCTGGCACAGCAAGTTCAACGACTATCGAGAAGATTTTCTCAATCATTCCTGTAAACCGATAAACCAAAATCCCCATGACACAAGAAGAAGTAAGACTTAAATGTGTGGAGCTATCTATCAAGCACTATTCTGAACCTGGCATATCAACTGAGGCCAGACTTGCGCACGCTAAAAAAATCGAGGAATATGTCAGTGAGCCTACTAACCGTAGAATGCTAGAGATGTTTGAATCTTCGCGCGATCTTGACTGGTCTGCGGGAGAGCGTCTTTTAGAGGGACAGCAGAAGGCAAAAAAGAAAAAGGGCTTAACCTTTCTACCCAATGCTGATCTCTTGTTCGACCCAGTAAGAGAGTTTCTTTCCAGGAAAAAACAGGACTAAGACACACTATAGCCGAACATTCGGCCTTTTACAGGGCCTTGAGGTGTCTTGAGTAACTCCGCTGGAATCTCGAGAATTTGGAATGTGTCCGTTCTATCGGAACAGTGCAGGAGCTTGCAGATCACTAGCTCTGAAGTTGAAATCCCAATAACTAAAAATAGCTTTTGGGGTGTGGTAATTAGGCAAACTACGTCGCCTAGCTTGATATTATCTAACATGATTTTTGTTTTTGGTACATACAAAAATAGTGTTTTCGAGATTTCACTTGCAAAAAATCTCACTTTTTAAAATTGACAGGTATGCAAGAGCTATTAGAACTACAAAAGGAGATTAAGCAGATCAAGTCGATGCTTCGTAGAGCACTACCGGCATCTGCACAAGAGCACTGGGTCGGCTATTCAGTGATCCAGGAAATCACTCCGTGGAAAACAGGAGAGAAGCTTCGCTGGGCACGAGAGAATAGCCTAGTCAAGTATAACGCCAAAAAAGGCTATCTGCTTGAAAGCATACCCCCGCAATTCATAACAAGTAAACAATAATCTATTCACCCTATAACTCGAAAAAAAAATGAACATCACAGTAACAATCGCCCCGAGTCCCGAGCTATTGCAAAGCATGCAATCTCTCGCAAATGCCTTAAAAGGTATTTCTCCATCCAATTTCCCAATCGAAATTCCCCCTGTAAGCGCAGTGCTTCCGGCAAGCGAGGAGCAAGCGGAAAAGCCCGTGGCTACAAGCGCGGTTAAGAAAGCCAAAACAGCTACCGTAGCAAGCGAGCCGCAAGAGGAGGTTAAAGTAAGCGTTGAAGCGATTCGCGAAATGGTATCAGCCAAATTGACTGCTGGTAAAAAAGCAGAAGTAAAGAAGCTGTTAGCAGAATTTGAAGTAGCTACCGTGTCTTTACTCTCTCCAACAGATTACACTGCATTCTACCAAAAACTTACACACCTGTAATCCCATGTCGCACGCTATCCTATCCCCATCAGGCGCCTCGCGTTGGTTCGCCTGCACTCCTTCGGCTAGGTTCGAAGAGAAGTTTCCAGACAAGACAAGTGCTTTTGCCCAAGAAGGTACAGTAGCTCACTCATTAGGTGAGCTGCTTATCCGCCAAAAGCTTAATTGGGTTGACAAAAAGACTTTCAAAGCAGCTTTTGCCGAGTTCGAGGCAAACGAATACTACAGCGAAGAGATGCTAGAACATTGCAATGATTACGCAGATTTCGTATGTGAGAAGTTTGCCGAAGCACAAGCAAGAACTCCAGACGCAAAGCTTTTCTTAGAACAGCGCCTTGACATGACCGAATATGTTCCCGAAGGTTTCGGCACCGGTGACGCAGTTATCGTTGCGGATATGTTGATGGAGACAATTGATCTGAAGTACGGTAAAGGCGTGGCCGTAAACGTACACGAGAATAAGCAACAAATGCTTTACGCTTTAGGCGCACTTAAAGACTTCGATATCCAATACGACATCCAAGAGGTCCGCATGAGTGTGTATCAACCCCGTATCAACAACATTGCTTCCTTTATCATTAATAAGAACGAGCTGTTAACGTGGGCAGAGACAGAACTAAAGGCCAAAGCAGAACAGGCCTTTGCGGGTGAAGGTGAATACGTGCCTGGTGATCACTGCCAGTTCTGTAGAGGTCGGGCGGTTTGCAAAGCTCTTGCTGATAAGAACCTAGAGCTTGCAGCTTACGAGTTCAAGGACCCGAACATGCTTGATGATACAGAGATTGCCGATGTGTTGTCACGTGCTAAGCAGTTTACGAATTGGATTGGTGCAGTTGAAGACTATGCCTTTGACCAAGCGTTGAATTTCTCCAAGAAATGGCCAGGCTTTAAGCTGGTAGAAGGAAGAAGCAATCGCAAGTACTCCGATCCGGATGCAGTGGCAAATGCTTTGATAGGTGCCAAATTCTCCGAGGAGATAATTTTCACCAAAAAGCTACTTGCCTTAACTAACCTGGAGAAGGAGATTGGCAAGAAGTCTTTCAATGATATCGTCGTGCCTTTCATCATCAAGCCCGCAGGCAAACCTACCCTAGTACCGGTAACAGATAAACGGCCTGAGTTTACAGGCGTGGAGAGCGCTGTCAGCGACTTTGCAGAATAACTTAATTAATTTTTTTAAACCTAAAAACCCAATAAAATGAGCACACAAACTCAAACAACAAAGGTGGTTACAGGCGTTGTTCGCCTGTCTTACGCACATCTTTTCGAACCAGTCGCTATGGGCGAAAAAGAGGACAAGAAGTACTCGGTATCTATCCTAATCCCTAAAAAGGACAAGGAGACGATTGCTAAAATCGAAGCTGCCATTGCGGCCGCCACCGAACAAGGTAAAGCTAAATGGGGTGGTAAAATCCCAGCTAAATTAAAGCTTCCACTTCGTGATGGCGATGAGGATCGTCCGGATGACGATGCTTACGTAGGTCACTACTTCATCAACGCTTCTACCAAGTCAAAGCCGGGAGTAGTTGACAAGGATTTGAACCCGGTACTGGATCAAGAAGAGGTGTACAGCGGTTGCTACGGTAGAGTGTCAATCCACTTCTACCCCTTCGATACACAAGGTAGCAGAGGAGTTGCTGCTGGACTGAACAATGTTCAAAAGCTAAAAGACGGCGAGCCATTAGCTGGCAAGGCTTCTGCGCAAGATGATTTCTCCGACGAGCTTGAGCTTGAAGACGACGAGGATTTATTCTAGAACCCCTTAAGAGGTGGCAAGCAATACCCCGCCACCTCTTGTTTAAACTATCAAACCCATGAAAAAATTAGAATTAGTAGTTGGCTCGGATAAAGACCCGCGCGAAAACTTTAAGTATATCCAGTTTAATGCAGATGGCTACGTGTACGCCACCAACGGCTTTGTGGTCGTAAAGTGTCCTATTGAAGAGGTGCTTGGTCAAGTGGCAGGTCTCCCTACCCGGTTCTACGTATTAGGCAAAGACTGGGGGCGTTTTAAATTCTCGACTGCTGTGCAATTTGTTTCCCTTGGCGATGGTCGCTTGGTTGGTTTCAACGCAAAACATGAAGAGCTTGGAAGCATCAAGGTACTATCTGAAGATGAATTTGTGGCAAAAGTAGGTCGCTTTGTTGACATCGAAAGAGCCATCCCAAGTAAAGATGCTCCTTTGGTTGATATCCCCAAACTCGGCATTAACGTAGATCTGCTATCATCCGTTTGTAAAGCTCTAGGCTTTAACTCAGTAAAGCTCTCGTTTAGAGGCGAAAATAGCATCGTGCAAATCGAGCCAAACGCTGAGAATGCTGGCTTATCGGTGGGCTACATCATGCCATTGGTTACGCGTAAGTAAATAGTATTTGTTGGGTGGCGGAATGGTAGACGCTATTATCTGAGAATGTGATCGTGAGTAGGATGCAAAACTACATAGATATGAGTATTATAGGATCACACCACTTACAGGTTCGATTCCTGTCCCGACAACCGTACCTGGTGCAGCAGTAGAAATATTGGCAGGGTTGCATGTAAGGTTGCCAGACTCAAACGCTACGAGAAGAACAGGGTTAAGAAATAACTCTAGGAAGCGCTAAAAATTCCGACAGCTTGGAAAGACAGCAAATTTTCAAAGAACATAAACCTTTTAAAAAAAATGGAAAAGCTACTACGATTTATGTATGTCATCCAGTGCAAGCGTGTTAGAACAGGTCTAGGACCTACTATCGCCATGCAGCGATTAAACCCTTTCAACCCCATAAGCTATGCGCTTCTACTTGTGGTTTTGCTTGTAGGCATTGTTTTGTTCGGCATAGCGGGTGTGTGGGAAGTGCTAAAACTCCCAAGAATCTTTAAGTGGAAATAGTAGCCATGTTGAAGCAAAAACTACGACTGCTAAGAGCCATTAAGGCCTATATCGATTCGCTGGGTTTAAAATGGAAAATGATTCCCGACACAGGAAGTCTGATCCTTTTAAAAGAAGGTGGCGATAACAATCACTATATGCTTATTACGGTGATTGGCGCCAATCCTCAGTGGGAATACGCCATGCGACATTTCAGCTTTGCTAGACTGAGAGCTGAATCAATTAACCAAGTAAAAAAATCAATTAATAATTACCTAAAACCCCAAAAACAATGAGTGCAAACCAAAATCCACAAGGGTTCACGTTTACCCTTTGCTTTAGCCGCTATGCTGGCTTTCACATTTTCTTCAAACCCGCTTTCCGCATATGCTTAGGTTGGGTAGGAATCACCATTTGCCTGTTCGATCTCGAAGCCGCTGTAGGTCTTCATATTAACGAGATTGAGGATCAGAAGCAATTAGCCGACAAACAAGCCGAAGAGCTCCAAAATGAGCTTGCCGATGTGGCTAGTAACGCTAAAAAGACCAAACGCAAGCTGGCAAATTGCTACAAGAAACTGGCTCGTCGAGATCGACGAATCGCACAGCTTGAAAATAAATTAAACACGATTGTTAAATCTGCTAAACGCACAAACTCTTAGAACGAATGGAAACTAACATATCGATTTTTAAAGTCGGAGACCGAGTATTTGACATCCGCTATGGCTGGGGTGAAGTCACACGCAACGATCCTAAAGCTAACACATTGGACGTAAGGTTTAGCGGTAGTGGAGTCATAGTTTACTCTAATCATCTAAACAACATATGGAAATTATCCTTCACAGAATATAGGTTGCAAGGGTTCAGTCAGGAGCGGCCAGAGCCATTGCCTGAAATCGGTGATGCTGTGTGGGTCAGAGATACTGACGATCAACAGTGGCTAGTGATGCATTTCTTCGGAATGGAAGGAACACGAGTCAAAGCAAATCGTTACTACGATGAGTCAACCTCAATATGTTGGAATCAAATGACGACTAAAAACCCTTATAAACAACAGAAAAATGAAAACTAAATACTTTCTAAGATTCGCAGCCATAATCGCTACTACATACCTATTAATGTGTTTTATTTATTTGGATTTGGATGCTCGTAATTGGGGTACGCATGGTCGCTTTATGGCTATTCCTCTTAGCCTCGTAATTGTCATATTGGCCAACAATGGCGCCTTCGAAAACCCATATAAACAACAAGACGATGAAAACTAAACAAACAGTGGTTAATCAGCTACTTCCGCTTATCCCTGATGGTGATGAGATTATGGATTACATCTGTGCAAATAATGCTGACGCTCGTATGCTAGATGATTGGCTTTATCAAAGAATGTTTAAGGACCGAGACTGGGAACAGATGGAGAAAGAGCAGATGGAACACGCACATAAAGTTGGGGGAGCCATGGCAAATATTCCGTCTGAATTTAGGTTGGATTTCGAACGATATTACAACGAAACTTATAACCAACAAGACGATGAAAAATAAACAAAAGATATCGCCAAAAATCCAAGCGGTAAGGTTAATAAGAAGCTTTAAAGATTGGGTACTGATTGATTATACGGGTGATGAAGAACCTCTTTTTAGCCATCAAAAAGGATGCGCATTAATGGTGGTTAATAATATTCTCAAATATCATGATTCATTATTTGATGAGGGGCTTAAAGATGTCGCTATTACCGCGGAATCCCCAATAAGAACGGTCAAGGATGTTTTAAATCCATTGCGTAAGTATTGGAAACAAGTCAAAGTAGAAATCGAATTAGCTAATGAATACGATGGAAACTGGTAAAAATATACCCAAACGCTTCAAGCTATTCGCTACCACTGTTCAGGTCGTATTTAACAACCCGCGAATGGACGATCTAAAGGCATACGGCTACTGGCATCCTAGCGAGTCTACGATAACGCTTGCCGCTAGAGATGGCTTTACACCCATCCCTGGAGACAAAGTACTGGATACCTTCTATCACGAGAAAGTACACGCCATACTCGACACGATGCACGAGTACAAGTTAAGCCGTAACGAGAAGTTCGTAGACACATTTGCTAAGCTACTTCGTCAATCAGACGAGACAGCAGAATACTAACTCTTAAACAGCAATAAGATGAAAATAACTAATAAAACCTCGCAGTACAGAAGAGATTTTGATGCGGATATCGTTTGTGAATTCTGCGGAAATCAGGAAAAATTAATAGGTGGGTATGACGATACCTTTTATCACACACAGGTATTGCCTAACAAAGAATGTAGTAAGTGTAATAAATCAACGGTGTCTGGGGGTGGGCAAATTGGTACTCCATTGCTAAAATACCCAGAACAAGTACAGGTATAGTAGTTGAAACCCAATCAAATGAGCACACTAAGCATAGACATAGAGACCTTTAGCAGCAATGACCTTGCTAAGGGCGGAGTGTATAAATACGTGGAGGCGGAGGACTTCGAGATCCTACTGTTCGCTTACGCCTACGACGACTCACCCATTGAGGTCATTGACTTAGCGCACGGCGAGGTTTTGCCTGATGGCGTGCTAAGGGACCTCATCAATCCTGGTGTGCTAAAGACTGCCTATAACGCAGCCTTTGAGCGGACCTGTATCGCCAAACACTTTGGCTTAGCCTTAGAGCCTAACCAGTGGGAGTGTACCATGGTGAAAGCAGGAATGCTTGGCCTACCTATGTCGCTAGATGCTGCCTCTAAAGCTTTGAGGCTAGGGCAGAAAAAAGACACGGCGGGTAAAACCTTAATCCGCTTCTTCTGTCTTCCCTGCAAGCCAACTCTTAAAGACCCAAGCACGAGAAAAAACCCTGCGTTGTATGTTGATAAGTGGCAAGCCTTTAAGGACTACTGCATCCAAGACGTTGCGGTGGAAAGGGCAATCAGAGAGAAAATCTCATTCTTTGAAATGCCTGAGAGTGAGAAGCAACTCTGGCAACTAGACCAACACATCAACGATGGCGGCGTGCTTGCTGATCGTTCGTTTATCGCGAATGCTATCAACCTAGACGTTGAGAACCGCATCGCGCAGATCAGTGAAGCAGTAGCGCTTACGGGCCTTGATAACCCCAACTCCGCCTCGCAACTAAAGGCGTGGTTAAGTGACGAACTAGACCAAGAAGTGGACTCGCTTAAAAAGGCAGACATACCCGTACTGCTTGAGGCCTCTAGCTCTACGACTGTTAGTCGTGTGCTTAGTCTGCGTCAAGAACTGTCGAAGACCTCGGTAAAAAAATACGAGGCCATGCGCCAGGCTATTTGTGAAGACGATCGCATCAGAGGCCTTCTGCAGTTCTACGGTGCTAACCGAACAGGGCGTTGGGCAGGACGACTTGTGCAGGTGCAGAACCTGCCTCAGAACCACTTGTCTGACTTAGACCTTGCACGCAACACGGTATCGGGTGGCGATCTTGAGACACTTGAGTTGCTGTATGGCAATGTGCCTGATACGCTCTCGCAGCTTATCCGCACTGCCTTCATCGCGCCCAAAGCTCATCGCTTCATCATTGCCGACTTCTCAGCTATTGAGGCTCGCGTTATTGCCTGGCTTGCTGGAGAGCGTTGGCGCATGCAGGTATTTGCCAGTCACGGTAAGATCTACGAAGCCTCCGCGGCTCAGATGTTCAACGTGCCGATTGAGAGCGTGACCAAAGCAAGTCCGCTCCGCCAAAAAGGAAAGATTGCAGAATTGGCCTTGGGTTACGGCGGAGGACCTGGTGCGCTAATCACCATGGGCGCACTTAACATGGGCCTTGACGAGAGTGAACTAGCCGGGCTTGTTAAAATGTGGCGAAATGCCAATCGCGCCATCGTTAAACTCTGGAGAGATGTGGAGAATGCTGCCATCGAAGCTGTCGACGGTGCGCCTACTAGGCTCCAACACGGATTACAGATGTACGCCAAAAAGGGAATGCTTGTGGTGCAACTGCCTAGTGGCCGTTGTCTCCACTACCAAAACCCCAAGCTAAGCACCGGTAAGTTCGGCAACTGCAGCCTTAGCTATGAGGGCCTCAATCAGACCACTCGTCAATGGTGCAGGCAAGATACCTACGGCGGCAAATTGGTTGAGAACATCGTGCAGGCCATTGCCCGCGACTGCCTAGCGGTTGCTATGCTTAGATTAGATGAAGCTGGTTATCGCATAGTTATCCACGTACATGATGAAGTTGTGCTGGAAGTGCCTGACGACTTCGGTTCACTAGAACAGGTAAACGCAATCATGTCACGCGCTATACCCTGGGCTAAAGGCCTTGACTTAAAAGCTGAAAGCTATCAAACAACGTATTATAAGAAAGACTAAACCCCTATTATCATGAACACCTATCCACAAGACCCCTCGCCAAGCTTCGAGACATTGTTTGAACAAATGGCCGACCTAGGCCCCGACAAAATCGAGGCTAATAAGCTACTTGCATTATGTGACGAGCAGGACATCATCAATTGGTTGGCAAACAACCGAGCTGAATACCTGCTAATCAAGACAAGCCGTCAAGTACAACGAGACGCCATTATCGAGTTCGTAGAAAAGGAAGTTTACCCTTGCTACAGCGACCAAGTAGAAAATATCATTTATTAATAGTTAGCCCCACAGCAGCACCATGGAGTTCCAATACGACGACAAAATAGACATCGCCACCGCAACCACGCGCACATCACTTAACTGGAAGAACAAGCAGATCCTTTGGTCTGAGTTCGTTAAGAAGGTAAGTACGACGCATCGAACCGCGGAGACTGTGGCCGAATACGCCGCAGCCAAGAAAGCAAGGCAAGACGAGATCAAAGACATTGGTGGCTTTGTGGGGGCCTACCTAAGCGGAGGCCGTCGTAAGCATGGCTCGGTGGCGCATCGTCAACTTGTTACACTTGACATCGACTTCGGAGCTGCGGACTTCTGGACTGACGTTACGCTTAGCTTCCACAACGCAGCCTTGCTGTATAGTACTCACAAGCACACGCCCACATCACCTAGGTACCGACTTGTTTTGCCGCTTGACCGCCCGGTCTTTGCTGACGAGTATCAGGCTATTGCTAGGCGCATAGCGGGCATGCTTGACATCGAAGCTTTCGACCCGACGACGTTCCAGGTGGAGCGGTTGATGTACTGGCCATCTAGCTCAAAGGATGGGGAGTATGTGTTCGAGGTGCAGGACGGCCCGTGGCTTGAAGCTGATAAGATACTAGCCTCCTATCACGACTGGACAGACTCTTCGCTTTGGCCTGTGTCGGAGAAGATCGACAAGATCATGCTTCGTAGCATCGCCAAACAAGGTGATCCACTTGAGAAGCCTGGAGTCATTGGCGCCTTCTGTAGAAGCTACTCCATAGCCGAAGCGATTGATAGCTTCCTACCCGAGATCTATGAGCCTTGTGAAGTAGAGGGGCGGTTTAGCTATTTGCGGGGAAGTACTGCCGCAGGACTTGTGGTGTATGATGATAAGTACGCCTACTCGCACCACGGCACGGACCCGATCAGTGGAAAGCTATGTAACGCCTTCGATTTAGTGCGTATCCACTTGTTTGGTCTTCGAGACGAACAATCCGCGGAAGGATGCCCGATTAACAAATTACCCTCTTTCGTTGAAATGGTCGATAATCTTTGTCTTAAAGATCCTAAGGTGAAGCTGTTGGTGATGGGTGAGAAGATAGATAAGGCAAAGGCTGATTTCGCGGAAATGGGTGTGTTCCAAGATGATGTGCTAGAGCTTGAAGGGCAAGAGGTTGAAAACGAGCAGCAGGAGGATGATAGCTGGTATGCTTTGCTTGAAGTGGACCGCAAGCTAAACCCGCTTAGCACCATCAATAATGTGTGTATTATACTTGAGAACGACCACAAGCTAAAAGGCTTGTTTGTCACGGATGTGTTTAGAAGAAAGAAGTTATTAACCCGCAACGCCCCTTGGCGCGCAGTAAATGCGGAGTCGATGTACTTCACCGATGATGATGAGGCAAATATTAGAAAGTATATGGAGCAGTACGGGATTAGCCACAACGGGAAGATAAAAGATGCACTTGTTTCGCACTTTGCCAAACATAGCTTCCATCCGGTGCGTGATTACTTAAACGCGCTAAGCTGGGATGGCGTGCCTCGCATTGAGCCGCTACTGATTGACTTCTTAGGGGCTAAAGATGATGTGTATGTACGCACAGTCACAAAGAAGTCAATCGTCGCAGCGGTGACGCGCATCTTTGTTCCAGGGGCGAAATTCGATGAGGTGTTGGTCTTGGTTGGAAAACAGGGCGTGGGTAAGAGTACACTACTAAAGAAGCTGGGGTGTGACTGGTTTAGTGATAGCTTCAACTTCCACATGCTACAAACCAAAGAAGCTTTTGAGCAGATCCAAGGTGTGTGGTTGGTGGAGATTGGAGAGCTTTCAGGGCTTAAGAAAGCCGATATCGAAGGAGCTAAGAGCTTTATATCCAAGCAAGAAGATAGTTTCCGTGCAGCATACGCCCAGAACGTGACTACACTTAAACGCCAGTGCGTGTTCTTTGGGACCACTAACAACAAGGACTTCTTGCGTGATCCTACTGGGGATCGTCGTTTTTGGCCTGTGGATCTAAACGAAGAGTTAAGTACCAAGAGTGTTTTCAAGGATCTAAGCAAACAAATGATTGATTTGATTTGGGCGGAGGCGATGGTCTTGTTCAAGCAGAAAGAGCCCTTACACCTTAATGAGGAGGTCAAGTTAATGGCCTTGCAAGCACAAAGAGAGCACAGCGAACACGATGAGCGGGAAGGTTTAATTCAGAGATACTTGGATACCTTATTGCCTGAGAACTGGGAGGAAATGGACACCTGGCAACGGCAGTCTTTCCTTCAAGGCGACGAGCTTCAAGCAGTAGGTAAAGTGCGTAGAAACAGGGTCTGTGTGGCCGAGATTTGGTGCGAACTTTTTAAAGGAACGCGTAAAGATATGACCTCGCAAAATACGAAAATCCTTCACGATATTATGCGTAAAATGGATGGTTGGGAGCAAGGAAAAAGTCGGTCTGTTTTCAAAAAATATGGTAATCAAAGGATCTATTTTAGGGTCCAAATTTAACTACCGCAAGGCTAAAAAAAACTACCGCAAGGAAATTTAGCGGTACTACCGCAACTACCGCAATACTACCGCAAAAAATAGGCTTGCGGTAGTTAATAAAATAGGTTTGTAAGCCAAAAACACAGAAAAATTAGTAAAAACTACCGAAACTACCGCAAAAAACACAAAAGAGTAAAAAACAAGAATTAGGCAGACACAGACGGAAAACTGCGTACCTAAATCACCTAATCGCATATACTCTCGCGCGCGAGGAGTGGTAGTTGCTGTAGTTTTACTAAAATTTAGCAAGAAATGGAAAGCGAAAAATCGATCGAAAAAACCTTCTACAATCGGATAAAAAAACACGGTGGCTTAGCCATCAAATTCCACTCCGCGTTCTTCACCGGAATGCCTGATCGTTTGGTGTTTCTACCCGGTGGTCGCTTTGAGCTTGTCGAGCTAAAAGCCGAAGGCAAAAAGGCAAGCCCAAGACAAGTTTTAGTGCACGCACAACTTGAACGCTTAGGCTTTAAAGTTTGGATAGTTGACAGCCTTGAATCTATGAACCAATTTTTAAAAACAATCGAGCAATGATCTATAAAGCCAGAGCTTACCAAGAGCACACAACCGATTTCATCATCAACAACCCTTACTGCTTCCCAATGCTTGACATGGGTCTAGGCAAAACGGCCTCCACCTTAGCAGCAGTTAGCCAGCTACTTGAATCGGGAGAGGTTAAGAAGGTGCTTGTTATCGCGCCAAAGAAAGTAGCTGAAAGCGTGTGGAGTCAAGAAGGACAGAAGTGGGATTGTTTTCAGCACCTAAGCTTCTCGATGATTCTAGGCTCTGAGGTTCAGCGTAAAAACGCACTACACGCCAAAGCAGACATCTACGTGATTAACCGCGAAAACGTCGTGTGGCTTGTTAGCTATTACGCCACAGCCTTCCCCTTCGACATGGTGATTATCGATGAATCGTCGAGTTTTAAAAACGTCAAGTCGGCTAGGTTCAAAGCCCTAAAGCGCATTCGGCCTAAAATCAAACGTGTCGTGAACCTAACCGGTACGCCAACCCCAAACGGTCTTTTGCAGCTTTGGCCACAGATGTATTTGCTTGACAGAGGTGAGCGACTAGGGGAGAACTTCTTTGCCTATCGCCGTAAGTACTTCACCCCAAGTGCCAAGGTCGGTAACATCGATGTGGCTTTCGAGTTAAAAGGCAAAAGGGGGTATGAAAAGGGCCTAGGCGAAATATTGGGCGAAGATTTAGCCCGCCAAGAGATCCAAGAGAAAATCTCGGACATCTGTTTTTCAATGAAATCCGAGGACTACATCGACCTGCCTCCGCGCATGGACATCGAAGTACCGGTACTGCTTTCACCTGCTGACATGGCTAAATACCAAGACTTCGAGCGAAAGCAAGTGTTGGCCTTGCAAGACGATGTGAACCTGACGGCTGTCAACGCAGCGGCGCTTACCTCCAAGTTGATCCAATTTGCCAATGGTGCAATCTATCACGAGGACGAGCAGGGCAATAGGTCTTACATCGAGCTTCACGATGCGAAAATCAGAGCCCTAGAAGATATTCTCGAATCAGCCAATGGCCAATCAGTTCTCGTGTTTTATTGGTTCAAATCCGATCTTGAACGTATCAAGCAGCACTTGAAAGCCTACGGCCCTAGAGAGCTAAAGACCCCACAGGACGTGCAAGACTGGAATGCGCAGAAAGCACCGTTCATGCTGGCCCATCCTGCCAGTGCTGGTCACGGCTTGAACCTGCAAGACGGCGGCCACATATCGACTTGGTTTGGAAATACCTGGGATCTAGAACTCTACCAACAAGCCAATAAGCGTATCCACCGGTCCGGACAGACACGTCCGGTGATCAATAACTTGCTAGTGACCAAAGGCACCATGGATGAAGACGTCATGAAGTCATTGTCGGCAAAGGCTAATAGGCAAGAAGCCTTGATGGATGCGGTGAAAGCAAGGATTAAAAAGTACAGGGGTTAGTTGCTATCCCCTGGCCTTTGCCACCGTTCACGCATTAATTTCGAGTAGCTCTCGTCTGACTCCTTGGTGCCTACGAACGGGTATAGGTCGAGGTATTTGCAAAGAAGCAGGTATTGCTTAAAATTGATCCACGCCCCCCTGTGCTCGAAGCGCACAATGGTTATGACGCTGATACCTGAGAGTTCTGACAGCTTCCTTTGGGACAGGCCTAGCTCCAGCCTCCTAGCACGCATGAAGTCAGCGATTAAGTCTCTTGATGCGTTTAAAATTAATTCGTCGTGATTTTCCATTTTGAAATTCTAAGCCTCTGTGTAAACTACTTCTTGTTTTGTTGCTTTGGTGATGGCAATGGTGTATAGTGTATTGCCATTCTTTGTCACTCTTTGGACTATTGCCTCTTGGCCTTCTTTAAGCTCATTAACTTCGATTTCGAAAGTCTTGAAATCAACACCGCGAAACTCGCGAGTAAGCTCACCGAAGGCAAAACGAATCTCGTTGATAGTTCCCACATTAAGCGCCGATGTGTTAACGCTTGTGCTTAGTTCGCCAAAATGAACTCCGAAGCCTTCGCCATTAGCGTGATCCGATACGCGAAGATTAACCACTTTGCCTTCTTGGTTTGAAATTTGAAAATAAAACGATGCACCGTTAACGAAGCTAGACGTTGAGTAGCCAACGCGAAGGTTAGCTGGCAAATTTTGCGTTAAGAATTCAAGCTTAGAAGTCATAAATGCTTCTTGTTGCGACTGGTTGAACTCTCTTCTTTCAAATGAATTTGGCATAATCTTGTTGTTTGTTGAACAAATATAGTAGCACTTATGACACTATCCAAATTTTTTTATAGTTTTTTTCAAAAATTATTGATTTATTTTGCAAACAAATTATTTACCCATGCTAAACGAAAGACAGAAGCGCTTTTGCGATGAATACCTGATCGACTTGAATGCCACACAAGCTGCTAAGCGTGCTGGCTATTCCCAAAAAACAGCTTATTCGCAAGGACATGATCTCCTGAAGCATCCCGAAATTAAGCCATATATCGAAAAAAGGCTAGAAGAGGCTGCCATGTCAAAGACAGAGGCTCTAAAGCTAGTTTCTGACATTGCTAGAGGCAATCTAGGCGACTACTTCACCCCTCAAATCGTAAAAAAACGCCCATTGGTCACAAAAGCACTCAGCACACTCGTCAAAGAGCTTCAAAAGGAGATTGATTTTGAGATTGAATTTGAGGCGTTGCTGCCTGATACCGACAAGGAGAAGACCAAGCAGAAGCTACTCATCCAGGCAAAGAAGCGAGAGCTATTGCGCATGCAGCTAGAGCTCAAACATAACCCGAAGGCAAAACGAATTGTCGAGGGCCCCGAGGAGCTTTTCGAGGAGATGCAGCTTAACATCAACCAGGTAGTGGCCGATAAGGTGAGAGGACGCATCAAGGCAGTCACACCAAGCGAACACGGGGTGAAGGTTGAGTTGTACTCTGCCGAAGCTGCACAGGCCACCATTCTCAAGATCCACGGGGCCTTCGAGAAGGACAACGCGCAAAAAAAGGTGGAGATCCAAGCGCCTTTCACTGAAGAGCAAGTTGACAAGCTTATCACCGAACTACGCAAGAAGTAATGAAGCTAAAACCGCTTGAAGCTAGTATTTTCGCAGGCCTAAAGCCTGAGCTCAAAGAGCAGCTTAAGGCGTCTGGTGTGGTGCCGGTTAACGACGTGTTTTTACCCTATTGGCACAACAGCAACAAAATTAACCTGTTTTACGGCTCCTACGGTTCAGGTAAATCGGTCTTCATCGTTGACAACTTCATCAACCACGCACTTGAAGACAAGTACTTTCGGTGCTACTACGGACGTAAGGTCTTGGAAGACGTGCGAGGATCAGTCCACAAGACCATTACCGATCAGCTTGAAGAGCGACGAGTTCATAACCTCTTCGATTTCTCGACCAAGCCCAACGGCTCGATGAACATTGTCTGCAAGGAGAATCGAAACGAAATGATACCTTTCGGGGCTAACAACGCCGCATCGCTTAAGTCAATCAAGGACCCGACGCACTTCTTTTTGGAAGAAATGGACCAGTTCACCTTCAAGGATTTCGGTATTGTATATTCGCGCCTCCGCACCACGAAAGCCCTAACGCAGCTCTATGGCGCCTTCAACACAGAGCGCGTGTTCCAGTCACACTGGATACGCACGATGCTGTTCGATGGGGAGTTTAGCGCACAGGCCACAAAGCTTCTTTGCAACTACACCGATAACCACTTCATTGACCAGGGCGACTACTTCTCCAAGCTCCAGCTCATGGCAGGGGGCAATCAGGCGTTCTTGAACGCAATCTCCAAAGGCGCATGGGGTATGATCCGTACCGGTTCAGAGTTCTGGACGCAGTTCGATGAGACCCGACACGTTCGCCAGGTGGAGCTTGATAAGCACACCACCATACACGTAACACTCGATGAGAACGTGAATCCTTACGTCACACAGACCCTCTGGCAGATCTTCCCAGGCAGCCAAAGCCTCAAACAAGTCGAAGAGCTGTTGTGTGAAAGCCCTAAGAACAACGCACCCAAAGCGGCTAAGGAGCTTATCACATGGCTCGGTGAGCGTGATTACCGACCGGTTATATTCGTGTATGGTGACCCCTCGGCAAACAAACGCAGTACCGTTGACGAGAACAGCGCCTCGTTCTACGACAAGTACATATCCGAACTACGAAATGCGGGCTTTTCGGTGGTTAACCGAGTGAAGAAGTCAGCTCCAGAGGTCGCCTCCTCGGCCGACTTCATTAACTCGATCTACGAATCAAACTACGGTGGGTGGTCGATAACCATCAACGCTGACTGCCTTAAATCCATTGAAGACTACATCCTTGTCAAGTCAAGCCCCGATGGGCACATGGCTAAACCCAAGATTAAAGACCCTGATACGGGCATTACCTATGAGCCTCAAGGTCACATAAGTGATGCGAAGAGGTACTTCATAACCACTGTGCTAGAGAGTGAATTTAAGGCCTTCAAGTCACGTAAATCACGGATGTTTGGTTATTCGGTAGGTTAATTCTTAGAATAATTTTTTATTTACAAAATAAACTTTTAATTTTCGCAATAAATAATCTACCGAAACATGGGGGTATATACCGAGGTCCAAATCAAAAGCATTATTGCCGATAACCCTAACAAGCACCTTATCAAGAAGGCGCGGGAGACGTCAGCTAAACTCGTAATGCACCTGTACGGTACGGACCTCTCTCAATACATTTTGCGCGATACGTACTTCGAAAACGAAGACGCTTTCAAGTCGAGATCCGAACAACCTGTGTCCAACAAAGACATGTTCCAACGCCTCCTCCAGCAAGAGGATGTTGTGTTTACAGCACGTGGAGGCGCTAATCGGTACAATCTTCCCGAAGCGCGCGAGAAAGAGCTTGGGAAGGTATTAGCCAATATCCAGTACAACCTATCCCTGCGCAACTGGGTCCGCAATTTCGCACTACCTGCATATCGCAGTGATCCTATGGGGGTCATATTCATGGAGATCGGACAAGCCGACCCTGAAAGCACGCAGCCTAAATGCTACCCTACCTACAAGTCCAGTGCTTGCATATACGACTACAAGACCAAAGGCAGAGAGCTTGAGTATGTTTGCTTCGAGCTTAAAGCGCATGAGCTTGAGCGCTACGGGGTGAGTGATACAAGTAATCTCGACGTTAAAACCTCAGCCGAACAGAAACCTAGGTATTTTCGCTTTGTGGACGATTCCCAGGACCGTGTTGTGAAATACGAGAATCAAACACTGATCACCCTTACAGGCATAGACCAAGAGAACCCGATAGCTAATCCATGGGGTAAAACACCAGCGATCATCGTGTCAGACTTAATGCACTTCGACGATTTGTCGTGTTTTGGCTCTCCGCTTAGCTTCATTGTGGAGCTGGCTGACTGCTACCTACGCGATCGCTCTATACGTGATCTGCAAAAGAAGTACCACGGCTTTGCCAAAGCGGTTGAACCGCTTATGAAGTGTTCAACTTGTGAGGGTACAGGAGTCACGAAGGGGTCAGCTTGTCCGGACTGCACACCTGCAGGGGCGAGTACCGGTAGTGGCTACAAGCTCAGAACCAAAGTATCCGATGTGGCTAAATTCCCAATAGATATTCTCGAGAACAGCAATTTCGACTTTAAGAAGATATTTGGCTTTGTGGCTCCGGACATCGAGACCTGGAACAAACAAGATTCAAGCCTAGAAGACCTAGAAGGCAACATCTACCGAACCTATTGGGGTGTTGAGATGGAAGGTAGAACGGCTGGTGGGCGCATGAGTCCTACAGGTTCAAGCAATATGCAAGAGACAGCGACAAAGACCATTGCCAATCTGCAACCAAAATACGCGCGACTTAGCGCAACGGCCGACTGGGCAGAGAAGCTCGAGAACATCATTGCCACGTTTGTCGGCAAGCTACTCTTTCCGGAATTCAAGGAGTCGCAAATCACATACGGCCGTAACTGGATCCTTGAAACACCTGCCAATTTATTACAGCAGTATTACGAGAGCAGAACCAAAGGGGTTCCTGACTTCATTCTAAATGAGATGTTGGACCGTTACATCCGAGCGCATTATCAGAACAGCCCTGTGCAAATGGCCAAGTACTTAAAGCTTATGGAGGTAGAGCCCTTCTTGCACATCGACGCCAAGTTCTGTTTGCCTCCTGGCTCATCGTCCACATCCGGATGCGTTGTTATTCCCACAATGGACGACTATTTGGCTAAGATCTATTTTGGCGAATGGTGCAGCACACTTACTGAAGCCTACATCCTGATGACCAAAACAGACAAGCTAAAATCTGATTTGTTTGAATACTGTGACCAAAAGGAGATTGAGGAGGCGCCAGCCGCTCAAACACCACCGGCACCATTGCCAGGTACGCCTGAAGAAGACGGCAAACCTGAGCCAAAAGAAGACTAAAATCAATTTTTAACATAACAGCACATGAAATTCAACAAGATTTATCACGCCTTAACGGCGGACCCAAAGAACAAGTGGAAGGAGAGCTTCCGCGAGACTGTCGACATCGACCCAGCACAAGCTGAGGACGAGAATTTACGTTTTGAGCTAACAGGCGTGAAGTACGTAGCTATTGAGGCACATGACTTGGGAACTGAAAAGGCCTCGACAAAAAAAGCGAAAACAGAAGCCACGCAACCCGAAGCCGCACAAGAGCCAGCGACTAGCGCGGATGCTGTTTAATTCCTAAACCCCATACCCATGACAGATAAAGTAAAAAACGCAGTTGTCGAGTACCAAGAAGACTTCGACACCATTGGTCCTGATTTGGTTCGCAACGATATGTTGGCCAAAGGCTTCACAGAGCAGGAAGCTACGGAAGTGATCAGCGCATTAAGCTCAGACAACACTGCACCGGTAGCTGCAAAACCTGTAGCTGCAAAACCCAAAGCTAAAGCCGCTACAGAGGTCGCAACCTATGACCCGGAGAACCCAAATAACAGCATTGCTGATAAGTTAAAGACTATCGACTACCAAAACCTGACGCGAGAAGAGCTTGCAAGATATTACGAGCTACTTGAAAGCTTACCACACAACCAGCTGTATGACTTTGAAGTGCATAAGGTGAATGTTTTGCGCCAAGAACGTTTTGAGGGCGTTCCCAGCTCACCTGTCGATGTTGTAGGTGTGGTGTTAGAAAGCACAAAACCATTAATCAGCACTCGGGTGTACCCCCAAAACGCAATCGCGCAGAATGGCCGATTGGTGAGAGGACGCAACCATTTCGAGATTGTTGGACAGCAGTTCCTCGAGAATAAAAGATTTTACATTTTAAAGAAATAACGCAATGGCTTTAAAAAAAGAAACTATTGATAAGCTGAAAAAATACGGCTTTGACACAGATAAATTGATTGCGGCCATCACTGCGGAGGCCGAACAAGATTTTGACCTGCCGGAGGTTACGGTCTTAACAGATGCGCAGTTGACTGAACGCGATAACGTGAAAATCGGAGAAGGCAAGAAAGCAGGAGAGGTGGAGGCTAGATCCACACTGGTGAAAGAGCTAGGCAAGAAATTGAACTTAGACATCAAAGGTGAGCGATTAGCCGATGTGGTAGGCGAAATCCAAGCATTCATCAATAAAAACGGTGATGAGAAAGTAACAATACTTCAGGACCAAATCACGGCGCTTACTGCGGACAAGAATCAGTTAACGGCTAAAGTAACTGAGTTTGAGACCAATCTATCAGCGGCGAAATTCGAAAATGAGTTGCTTGGCTATTTCCCTGTTAATCGAGGAACAGGCTTATCGGATATCGAGCGATTGACACTGATCAAAAGCGCTATTAATTTTGAGCAAGTAGATGGCAAATATGTGGCGAAGCGTGACGGAGTAGTCGTAACCGACCCGGCAACACATGCACCACTGCCAATTGGCAAAGTGATAGAAGGCTACTTTGCAGAGAAGCCGTTCCTGTTAGGCGGACAACAAAATCCCCCACCTTCAGGCCGTGGAGCAGGAGACTCTAACCCGGGAGGCGCGGGAGGCGTTACGAAGTTATCGCAAGCAGAGAAGGCTTGGTTAGCTGACAATCCTGACGGCAACATTATGTCGCCTGAATTTACAGCTTACGTGGAGAAGATCGCCAAAGAAGACTTAACATTCGATTTCTACTCATAAGTTCTAAGGTTCATTTTTTTTACAATAGGGTTTGATAGGCATTACCTAAAACCATCTCTTAATAAGGGGTGGTTTTTTATTTATCTTAAAAACTATTTGTATTTAAAATAAATCATTAATTTAGCTATCGAAATCAGTATTAGAGTACCCAGGTGGTGCCTGGGCTATTCAACTACTGAGGCTAAGGTGGTGCCTTGGCCACGGATGGTGTCCGCTTCGCAAAATATATCCTTCAACATTTTTAACAAACACAGATATGCCAAATTATGCTACCTCGGTGTTGGCGAAAGGGCAGGCAGTAGTCTCCGCAAAAAACCAATTACCCGAGCAACGTACAAAGATGCCAACCGTATTCGAGTTGGCCATCAAAAATCAAGAATACTCAATCCCAAACGCACCGGATTTGAGAAAATCACCTTTGCGCCCTGTAGAGATCAACTACTTCACGAAAGTAGCTCCGGGTTCTGCAACCGCTAAAGCACACAACCACTCAGGTACGTATGGCGACACGGGAAAGGTGGAGTTGGTGTATGTATCACACGTGGAGACTTTAGGTATTCCGCGTAAGATTGCTGATAACTCTATCATGGAGTATCAAAACATCTTCAATAACCTCTATGAGCAAAAGTGGAAAAACTTACGCAAGCGTCACGACGATTCAGCGTTAGCTTTCTTGTTTGCTAACCGTGCGCAGTTAGCTGCAAACGTGATGAACCCGCAAATCGCTTCGGCTAATCCGGGCAGTTGGAACGCGGCCAATTTCGCATTGGAGATTAGCCAATCGGACAAGAATTTGTTTTTGCAACGTGCGAAAGCATTCATGGCGGCTCGCTACTACACAGGCGATTTAGACATCATTGCCGATTTACAAATCGCGCAATGGGTTGAATACTTGCAAAACCAAGGTTCTGGTAACTACGTGAATACGGCTTTTCAGACAATGGGTATCAGCCCAGTGGTTACGCAAGATCAAATCGCACCGGCGTACGGAAACGGTTCTGCTATCGTGATGCCTAAAGGCGCTTTGGCAGGCTTGAACTGGAATGAGGCGTTGAACAAGAGAGGTGTAAACGCAGGTAGCTCTGACTCTATCGGTATTTTAGGTACTACAGCCGATCCACTTGGTTCAGGCGCAGTGGCCGACATCTCGATGTTCACGCAACGTGCGGACACTTCGGCTAACAGCTCTGGTGGTTCAACTCAGGACATCGTAGATCAATGGGAGATTACTTTGACTGTTGGTTACGCGTTACCTCCTTTGGGTACTGCAGGCGATTCTGTTGTTCACTTGATTGCACAATCATAAAAGTCGAAAGCAGTGACTAACGGATTTGACATTTCGAGGGTTAATGATGCAATGGCAAACCGATTGGGTTGGTTACAACCGACCCTTTCAGGTTCGCCAACCATTGATGCCGATAACTTGGTTTCGAAATCAGGTCGCAATTACAATGACGGAAGCTTTCATCCTACGTGCACGATAGACCGAATCAAAAGTGTCCAGGAGAATGCGTCAATTAGCGACGCTGATTTTAACGCGTTATTGGCAGGATTGGATAAAGCGGTGACAACACGTTGCCTGAATGCTGTATTCAATCGCCCTCAACTTGTCGAACATACCTTGCTGTACGAAAGGGCTTCTAATGTTCGCAACATCGCAGTACCTAACAGCGGTAATTTCTGCGGGTACAGGATTAAAGTCGCAAAAGGTGATTGGGCAGTGCAGCTAAACAGCGTATCCTTGTTTTTCGACAAGGCAGCAACTTTCAAGCTGTACCTGTTCAATGACTTAATCGCTTCGCCGGTAGCTGAAAAGCAAGTCACTACACAAGCAAACTCCCAAGTGGTTGTGGATTTAGACTGGACTGTAAGATATGCAAGCGTCGCAAATAGCGGAGGCTTGTTCTATGTCGGCTATTTCCAAGACGACTTAGGTGATGCACATGCACTTGATGAGCAGTTGAACCTATGGGGTGATACTAAGATTTTTGGGGCGTATCCTTTCCAAAGCCCGCGTAAGGCGGGGCAATTGGACTTCAACCGCACCAATCCAAGCGTGGTTTTCAAGACCTATGGATTGAACCTAGAAGTTAGTTCGTTTCGGGATTATACCAGAGCCATTGTGCAGAACGCGCACTTGTTCGACAACGCTAGAGGTCTTTCAATGGCTATCCGCGTCATGGAGGAGATTAAATACTCTTCACGCACGAATGCGATTGAACGCCAGGGCAAAGAGGCGATTGATGCAGCTGATCTTAATTTGGATTTGAACCTTGCATCACCAACCGAAAACCTGCCTTTCGTGGCGGGGCTTAAGGCTCAATTGGCGCAAGAGTTAAACCGAATCAGCAAGAACTTCTTTCCGAAATCGCAAGCTAGTTCTGTAAGTATTGCAGGCGGACACGATGCGGGCCTAACAGCCTACGACACATTCACACTAAAAAACCTACCACCTCGTGAGCGTTTTTACTAAGACTAATCCTGTTGGTGTTGATCGCCAAATTCAAGACTTTCAAGAGGTGCTGTATGACCTGCTTAAAAAGAAGTGGGGCATTATTGGTGATAGTGCATGGGGTTGCTATGGCCGTGTGTATAAAAACCAAACGACCGACGGGTATTCCCCTGAAGCCTACGTAGGCAATGGTGAGTACCAAGAGGTTTACTTCGATGACAACCTAATGGCCTTGTCCTTCTTTTATGTTGGGGACTCCACTAAACACAATCGCTTATCAGCCACAGCGCCGGTGAGCTTGGTGTTTATGGTGAATGTCTCAAAGCTTAAGCCCAAGGCGGTACACCGGGCAGACGAAGAGATTCGTTTGGATGTGCAATCGTTTTGCCAAACGCCCAGGTGTGGTTTCATGCTTACCGAGTTTGTGACCGGAATAGATTCTGTGTTTAAGGACTTTTCAGGAATGCGGAAGGCCGGCACTAAGTACATGGACCAACACCCACTGCATTGCTTCAGACTTGACTTTAGCGTGAGCTACAATATTCATAATTCATAAATTTTAACATTCTTAAAATGGCAAATCTTAATACTTTGGCTTCCATTAGCCAAGCAGGTAACACCGGTAAGCAGGCAGCGGCTTTTCAGCCTAAGAACATTATTGGTGCAATTTTAACCCCAAAGGGTTATGTGCTAACCGCGGCTAAAATAGCAGCTTTGCAAACAGCACTTCAAGCGGATGCGTTGGCATCTAGCAAATTGAATAGAATTTTCCCTGTTTTCGGTTTTGTGACCGCACAAGACAGCAGTGAAGATATCACCGTGCAAACACACGGGTACGGAGCTAAGCACGTAGTGCGTGAAGGCTTTATTGACTGGAAGTATGAATACGTGGACGGCCAAACTTCTTTGCATAAGAACTTACGCTTGTTCAATGGTTCAGCACACGATTTCTTATTTGTAGATTCTGCAAACGTGATTATTGGCACTTCCACTGTGGACAGCACTGGAGCCCCAGCTTTGAAGGCTATCCCATGTGATGGCGGTTTCTTCTACGCACACCCTTGGAAGGCCAACGACGGCAGCAAAATCGCGCAATACTTATTGCAGTTTGTGTTCCAACCAAAGTTCATCAATGAATATCTTGGTTTTGTGGATGCGGGTTTTGACCTATCTAGCAACCTTTCAGGCGTTGTGGATGTGGTGCTTTCAAGCCCATCGGCAAACGCTACTAGCGGTTCTTACAACGTAGTGGCAAAAACGGTAGACGTGAACACTAACCTAAGCGACGTCTATCCGACCGAGCTTGCGGCGGCAGCAGCATGGAAAGCCACTAATGCGGCTGGTGAGACTATCGCAATCACGGGTGTGACCTACAGCCCTGCGTTTGGAGGCTTTGTGCTTGTGTTAGACAAGACTAGCGCAGCTTACCCAGCAGGAGCAGGAGCAAAGGTGTCGATTAGTTTAGTTTCCCCATCTGCACTAGCTGCACTTGGCGTGACTAACTACGAAAGCACATCTGTTGCAATCGTTAAAAACTAAGTTGTTTTAACCTAAAAGGCTAGCAGGTTAGAAGCCTGCTAGCTATTTTATCCATGACAGCCGCTGCACTTATCCAGGTACTAAAGAATGTCAATGTCGCCAATATTGCGGTAAAAGCTGTTAAGCAAACGCAGACAGAGTATTTGAACATTCAAACTCAAAAGCAAATGCTTTACGGTATTGACGCGACGGGCAATAAGATAAGTCCTTCGTACACAACTGCTGCATACTCTCGCCAAAAACAACGATTCAACCCTAGACCAGGGTATGGCGTGCCCGATTTGCGAAAGAGCGGAGATCTGTATGAAGAGACGAAATTCCTTAAAGTGGACGAGACGCAAATTGAGATTGAAAGTCAAGTGCCTTACGCCAAATACGTAGAGCGCAGGTATGGGAGTAAGATTTACGGACTTAGCCCTAAAAACAGAAGTGCGTACGCCTTTGGGCCCTTTTTTAAAGCGTTCAAAAAGCAGTTAGAGAGCCTTACGGGCTTGGTGTTAAAATAGGCTTAAATATGGTTTTGATTCGGAATTTCATAAGTAAGATAGGCTTTGGCGGCAAACAGGCAGCAGTGCCTGAAAACGTTGTCGCACAGGTGCAGACGGACGGATTGGTGTACGGCAACATTCACGTGTTAACGCTTGATAGATTCATTGATTGCTTATGTGATGATAGACTTGAAGCTCTTTTAATACCTGGTAAGAAAGCAACCGTTGAGCAGTTGAAACAGGCTTGGCAGAGAGTGTATGAGCAGTACAGCGATAATGTACAGGACAGCGAACAGAAATACATGGGTCGGTTATCGCGAGAAATCAACCTATTAGGCACAAAGCTCAATCTAGTTAACCTTATCGTGGAGCGTCTTGAATTGGATCACGACCCTGATATTTTAGCCGAATTGAGAAGGATTTTAAACGCCCCTGGGCAGTTCAATCCGGAAAACAGAGAGCAGTATAAAAGAGACATACAGCTCACAATCTCGTTGAGTAAACAGCTATTTATGCGCATGAAGGAGAAAGAAGCCGAGCTCAAACGCTTAATGCCTACCAAGCAAGCGGGTAAAATAGATCGGGCGCATTTTGACACTTTACTCATTCAGCTTTCGAAGCATTTTAAGTTCCAGATTAACAAGAATCAGGTATTTGTTGGCGAGTTTATCGCCATGATGATGGACATGCGAAATACGCACGACCAACAACTAAAGAACGCTAAAAACATTAAAGCATAAGCCATGGCAGGATCGGAAAGAATAGATGACATTATCGACTTAACCAGTACCCAGCAACAAGTAACAAAATTGCTTGAGATGATTGCGTCTGTGGACGAGAAAATCAAACAGGTGGGTAAGATCACTGTCACTTATGCACAAGGCGGCACAAGTAGCTCGGAGATTAAAAGACAAACCGACGAGCTAATCAAAGTAAACGCCGACATGGTTAACATGCAAAAAGCATTGTCTGAACAAGCTGCAAAAGCAAGAGCCTCGCAAGACATGTTCGGTAGAAGCATAGAGGAGAATGCGCAACAGCTTCTAAGGCTCAAAGCTTCAATGGAATCCTACAAAATGAGTCTTAAGGAGGACGCGGTACTGCTTAAGCAAGGCGAAATTTCAAGAGAGGAATACAATAAACGCATCGCCGAATCAAATGTTAAGATAGGGGAGCTTAAGTTAAAAAGCAGTGAGTTGACAAGCGTGTTAAAAACACAGCAAAAACAACAAATGGCCCTCACAGGTAGCATGGACGAGATGAGTCAGCGACTTAATTTGATGAAGAACTCCTACAGGTCCTTGAATGAAGAGCAGCGCAAAAGTGCATCAGGGATGGCCCTACAAAAAGAGATTCAAGCTTTAGACGCTAGAATAAAAGATGCTAGCGCTTCTCTTGGTGATTTTCAAAGAAACGTGGGTAATTACCAGAGCGCCAATCAAGCTTTGGGTTCTGGGCTAAAAGCGACCAATGCTTCTCTTGGCGAACAACAAGGTAGCGTGAATAAATACGGGAGTGCGATTAAGGGCTTTGCTAGCAAGGCTTGGGGCGGTCTTCGCCAACTCGCTTATGTGCTACCAGGGCTTGGGATTGCAGGCATTATGGGTGTTATTAGTGCAGCAGTAATGGCGGCAATCGAATCACTGGATCTATTCAACTCAAAGCTAAACGATTCTAAAAAACGAGCGGAGGATCTAGTAACCATAAACAAAGAAAGCGCGAAATCCTATGCAGAACAGAGTGTCAAGTTAACTATTCTTAAAGAACGCTTTATGGATGCGGGGGCAAGTGCAAAACAAAAGAAAAACGTTATGGAAGAGCTAAACAAAGAGTTTGGCGATTATGGCGTAAATCTGAAAAACACAAGCGAGACGGAAGACTTCTTAGTTAACAAGACACCCAAGTTCTTGCTAATGCTGGATACGAAAGCTAAAGCTGCGGCGGCATTTGGGTTAGCGACCGAATACTACAAGAAAGCGCTTGAGGAAATGGCAAAAGCGGATAAAGAATATGTGGATAAATGGGATGAAATGGTTATAGGTCAAGGTACCCGAAAAGTCAATCAGGTTATAACTGGACCTTCTGCTTACGGTTTTGTAGGTGAAGTCCAAAAACAAAAAGCTATACGTGCTCAGGCAGATAAAGAGCGAAAAAAGGCAGAAGCGGAACAAATGAAAGGTTATGATTTCGCGATAAAACAAGCGGTGGGGTATCAAAAAAAATTGGGTGAAATTCAGCGAAATGAGGGTATGGTTCCAGAAGGCAAAGAAACTAAAACCAAAAACGTACTGGTCTCTAAGCCTATTGATTTTAGTGAAGACCAACGAAAGGCAGATGATAACACCCTAAAGGCACAAATCGAGGGCCAAAAAGAGGTTTTAAACACCCGTCTTTATTACTTGAATCAAATCGTAGGCGATGAGAAAAAGAGCTATGAAGAACGTGAGTTGGCTTTGATTGAGAGTATTGACCTACAAAAGCAATTGGTTGACCTCCAAAGCCAAAGTGAGCTTGCAAGCATCAAAAGTAAACTAGAAGAGATAGACAAGCTCAATGAGCAAGGAGGCAAAAAGGCTATACAAGGTCAACTGGATGAGATATCGAGAATCGAGACTATTGAGGAAAGTAAACGAAAGGCCGAAGAAAAAACGCTATTGAACAAAAAGGATGTTTTGGCTAAAAAGATGAATCTTCTTATCGAGGAAGAGAGTCTTAGACTACAAGAGCAAAACATTGCCTCCAAAGCCACCAATGAAAAAGGCAAAATCGACAACAAAGGGGGGCTCGATCGGACCAAAATGGCTGTGGATGATATTGCAAAACAAGCACAAAAGCAGGGCCTAATCGTAGACACACAAGCCATTGACCCTGAACTAAAGAGGTTGCAAGAGCTCCATGAGGAATACAAAAAGGGGAAAGTAAGCTTAGATGAGTACAACCGTCAACGCCAAAAATTAAGTGAGGCCAATACGCTTAATGTGTTGAAAGAACACCAAAAAATACTTGAACAGCAAAGAAAGACGCTGCAAAAATACGGAGAGGACACAACGCAGATTGAAAAACTGATTGCTGAAAACACAAAACAGCAGACCTTGTTGACCATGGAAATGGAGGACAAAGAAATCAGCCACAAACTAGCCAAAAACAAGAAAGCGTATGACGATATTATCCACTATACGCGCGAAGCGGCGGGAATCATTTCTGAAATCATGGATAACCGGTTTACTGCCGAAAAAAATGCTATCCAAGACGTAGAGAATGCACAGCAACAAAGCTATGAGAAAGATGTGCAAAACATCGAGAAGAGCAGTGCAAGCGAGCAGGATAAAGCCAATAAACTTAAGATATTAGAAGCTAGCAGACAAGCCCAAAAAGAAGCTAATGCACGTGAACAAAAGAAAATCGATATCGAGAAGGCTAAGTTCGATAAGGCGCAAGCCATTTTAAATATCATCCTAAACACTGCTTCTGCTATTGTGGCTCAATTGTCTGTGCCTGGGGCAGGTATCGCCTTATCATGGGCGGCGGGTGCTATTGGCGCGGCTCAATTAGCCGTTGCAGCAAGCGCCCCACTACCTAAATACGAAAGAGGTCGTAATGGCGGGCCTGCTGAATGGGCCTTGACCGATGAGAAAGGTCCCGAGCTTTACTTGGAGCCTGATGGGAGTGCTTATCTAGGTAACGACAAACCCACCATGCGTTTTCTTCAAGCGGGTACAAAAATCATTCCGGCTGATCAGATTAATAACTATTCGACGCTTCGAATGCTTGCACAATTGAGTGGGCCTATGGCCCCCGACGCTACGGGCAAGAAAATTGACGAGCTGAAAGACATAATGGCTTGGCAGACAAACAAATTGGCTAGCGCTTATAGCGAGAGAAAGGCACCGGTAGTAAACATAATCAACCAAGGGCAATGGAACGACTACATCAATAGATCCGTAAAAAACTAACAAATGGCATTAACTCGCGAAATCTTCTTATTCTTCATCGTCGATAGCTTCGGGCAATGTTACTATGTAGACGCGTTGGGTAAAATCCAAACGTGCCAACCGGGAGATCCTAACAGTTGGTTACCCCAAGCCCCGCATGGTTGGTCAGACCAACAAATAGGCTACGGGCGGAATACGAAGTACTGGGGATTGAACCGTTCGTATTCTCAATCATTGAGATTCATCAACGAAGGGGCCACAATACTTCGCCACTTGCTATATGCTAAACGTGGGAGTGAGGAACAGATTTACCTAGTTGTCAACAAGTATAACGATTTAACCGATACCTACGAAGGCTACTACAAAGGTGAAATCGACCTGATGAACAACGTCGATGACGTGCCGCTCGATGGTATCACGGTTAACCTGATGGAGGGCGGTTTATTAAAGCTGTTTAAGGCCTACGAGAACACCACATTTGAAATCCCGTGCGACGGGTCTATACCCGAAAACCTTCAAGTCAATATCGAAGGACTAATGTTCCATGCCCTGTTTACCTATAACACCGTAACTTCTCAAGTAACATCCAGAGGGACAATCTTACCGATTGTTTTTCTAAACCAACAAGGTAGTGAGGCGGGAGTTATTGGGACTGATCAGGCGCTTGAGGTATTCGACCCGACTAACGGTGCCGCATTCAGCTCTTTGTTGAACAACAGCTCTAATTACCTATTCATGAGTAATAAGGAGATACACGATGTAAAAATTTCAGGCACGTTGAATTTTTATGGGGCTTTAAGTAACGCAAGTTTAGTTGTTTGGACAAGTCTTAGCAATAGATACCCACTGATCAATTCAATCACAGCAAGTAGAGTGCCTACAGGCGGTATATCTGCTGAAAACAACTATAACGTAGACGTGACCATACCAACGCTTGCGGCAGGGGAGGCGGTATTTGTGATGCTAATCACATCAGATAACTCGGTGAGTATTGGATTGACCACAACGAATCTGTTTGTGACTTTCGATAGTCGATTTACAGATAGTCCTGTTTGGGGGTTAAAGCCCTACGATTTACTATCGTTGCTTTTGAAAAAAATATGCTACACAGCCTATACGTATCCGGAGAATAGGATTTACGAATTGCAGAGTAATCTATTGCAGCAACACAGTAATCTAGTACTCACCTCGGGAAGTGCTTTGCGAAAAGAGCGTTCTGCGGTAATTAAGACGAGTTTGTCTGAATTCTTTCAAGCTTTCGATGCCCAGCTATGCGCAAGCATGGGTAACGTTCAAACCCTTTCAGGCGAAACGCTATTTTTTGAGCAGCTAAACTACGTCTTTGATACTAGTCGTGTCTCCATGGAATTAGGCGAAGTAGCGAAGTTTAAAATCACGCCCGCTACGGATTTGTATTTCGATTTGTTGAAAATTGGGTATGCCGAACAGAAATACGACGAGCGTCAAGGCAATAGCGAGTGGAACACAACAGCACAATATAAGGCGCCAGTTAAGAAAGTTAACAAAGAGCTAAATAAAATTAGCCCTTATCGAGCGGATGCGTACGGGGTTGAATACACACGTACCCTTCTACCAACATCGAACTCGACCAATAATAAGAGTGACAATGATACATTCTTGCTAAACATTGATTTGAGTAAAATCAACACCGCGCAGGCGTATGTGAACGGTGTTACAGGTAACTATTATGGCAGTGGGTATTTTTTGCCAGACGCTGGGAAAGGGTTAAACCGAGGTAAACGAATGGCCGTTGAAAACATCACGGGGGAGGGTATTGCCGCACAATTCGATGTCGATACGGTTGATAGCCCAGGTGACGTGATTAGGTACGTAGGAAGCAATACCGAGGCCTCCTTATCTTTTAAGCTCCAATTTAACTTCAGGGGGGACTTGTCTAAGTATTACTACGATTTAGGTCCTTTATGGTGGCAGGGTAACGTAAGGAGGAGTTTACCTGCTGGGGTCTACTATGCTTTTTTTAATATCCGGCACAACAACACCGTTCTATATACCCAAGCACTAACGCTTTCAGGGGGTCAAGTGAGTAACTTTACAATCTCGAAGCACTTTCCGAATTTTGACTTGAAGTTTGCCGACCAATTTCAGTTCGAAATACTATACAGCACAAAAGACCCTAGAAGCCAAAGCAACAACGTTAACGAACTAGGTGATGAATCCAATGGGTATCTGTTTGTGTTCAACATCGAAGAGCTTACGTTGGTCATAAGTGATGATAACGCTACACCTGTTTACGGACTTACCAAGAAAAATTACGACAGTAGCTCTTTGCCAAATGCAAGCCAAGCATATAACATTGAGGAGCTCTCACCGGTTAGACTGCTCTCGAAGCAAGCGGGTTACATCAAGAGCCTATTGTACAATCAGCTTGATCGCAATCTAGTTTTCCAAGTCGCTGATAAGAATAGCTCACTCTCCACAACGCTGAATGGTGTAACGGTAATGGATGGCGTGGACGTGCCGTTAGGTACACTACCTGGGGAAATACTCTTTCGCCCGTTCTATTTTGAATTCCAAACCAAGGTGCCTACTAGCTTCATCGACCTCGTTAAGAGTTCGGCCAATGGACACATCAAATTCAGCTACTGCGGTAACGACTTCTACGGATTTCCAGTCGACATCAAAGTTAAACCCGCACTCGAAGATGCCCAGGAGTGGAAACTGCTTTGTAGTCCCATTGTGGATTTAAAGAACCTCATCGAAATAGAATATACCGGATTAGATAACATAGACATTATGAAATACAACCTTGCCGCAACACATCTTTCACCCGTGAAATTCGTACAACTCGGGTTCATGCCGAAAGAGAGATATAATTTCTTGCACATCGACCAGGACTGGTTTATCAACCAAGTGGGTTTTTGGCCATTTAAAGAGAACTATTTCCAAAAATGGCAAAAAAACGATGTGCTAGAACTGCAATGTATTACCAATAGCCTCGCTCCAGTAACAGCAAGCTTGATTGACAGCTCAGGTACTGTAATTGATACGTTCATCTACGAGCTGATAAACGATAACGCGGTTAAATCCCCCTTGCAGTTGTGGCAAGCCAGCTATCCGCTGTCATCGCTTGAAGAGGGTATCTACTACTTAAAGTTAACAGCCGGCACGGGGAATACTACCTCGGTAATGATCAGTGAGGGGCTGCACGTTAAAGAACGGTGGCCAATGACCTTGTTGTTTGAATACAGCAGTACTCGAAATCGACAAGCGACCGTGTTCACAAGCGGCTATGCACCGTCGTTTAGGGTAGAGGCATGGCTAGATGAGTATATGCCAAACGCTAAATATGCTATCTACGAGGACCAACCGGCCAACCTTGAGATGCTGAACGCTATCCCTTACATGAACTGCACATTGAATGTTGGTGATAATGGCGGAGTGCCTGCATGGGTGATTCGTTTAGTCGACAGAATCTTACTACTCAATAGAGTGTTGATTGACGGTGTCGGATACACTCGTGAACAAGACGCTAAGTGGGATAAAATCGACGTCCCCTTGTGGCCTAAAAAATACTACAAAATACAGCTTCGAGAAAGTGAGAATAGTGATTTCGTTGCTGTGTACGCTGACGGCTCAAATACTTCAGATGGATCGGGCGGATCAAACGGTTCTGGAGGCGATACATTGACAGTTGTCTACAACATCAACACGGATGCTTTCGGTGATGGAGCAGACAACACCGAGACTATACAAGTGACAAAACTAATCAAATAATAAACGCATGAATATCAACCTATCAATAAGCGCCGCACCAGGTATCACAAGCAATAAGCTAGTCGTAGCTATCTACGACAGCACAGCTCCAGCTACTGTGGCGGCATCAAGAGTCTTGAATGCCCCGCACACAGCACCGGTGAATGTGAGCTTTACAAGTCTACGCTCAGGCGTCTACTTGGTCAAAGTATATGAGAGTGTGGACGGCACGCCTAGCGGAGTGTTAAGGCACAGTTTTGTCTACAATACTACTTTTGGCGGGGCCAAGGTCAGAGAAGACGAGGTGTTGATTGTTGGGCAAACCGAAGGATTAGTTGCAGGAACAACAACATACGACAATCTGAATTTTACGGATTGGGATTACACAGTGGAGCGTCGGGGAGTAGGTAGTCTGATAGACTTTGCCAAATCAAGTTCAAATGCAGATTACATTACCAAGAGCACGGGCGGATTCACCCTCATTAAGCCGGATGATGTGTTTGGCGAGGAGGAGATCTTCATTGTTAGGTTCCTTCCCCAAATCATTAAGGCTGAAAACCAGACAAACCAAACCTCGGGCGTTTTGTGGGGCGGGGCGAAAGATGTCACAACCAATACAGATCTCCAAGCCGCTGACATGGGCAAGTATTGCCTATTGCAAGGCGATGCGGCTGTGCTAAACGTAACCTTACCAAGCGGTAATAGCGTTGTGGACGGCACGATGATTGCCTTCTTAAGCGAGGGAGGTAGTCACGTAGTTGCCAACATCATACCAAAGGGGACGGATCAAATCAAGTGGCTAGGCGATACTTGGGCAGCCAACGACCCATTCTCTATCCATCAAGGAGAAGAGGTTTGGATGATGTATCACGGCAACTCCTGGAGAGTGATTCAGGCGGACGGCGGATGGCGACAAGTTGGTGAATTTGTCTACTCATACAACCGAAATCAAATAAACTCAATCCCAGCAAACGGCGCGATTTACAATCGAGCGTATTACCCGAGATTGTGGCGTTACGTTAAGAAGTATTTAGATCCAACGTTGCTTGTAGATGCTTCAATATGGGAATTTGCTGATTGGCGGGTTAATTTCCATCCAAATGTGTGTAAATACTCTAACGGCAATGGTACGACCACTTTCCAAACGCCTTTGTTGATTAAAAGTGTCGATCAAAATGGTAACATCAGAAGCGGCGGGTATCTGAGGGCTGTTAGCGGCGATACGAGTGAGGAGAAAGCAGGAGTTCAAAAAAAGGATGCGGTAGGTAATTTTCAACTGCGCACCTATTTGCCTACGGGGGATAGTTATTTGAGCCACCCTTACCCCCCTACAGCTTTTGGCAAAGGGTTAAAGATCAACTACCCATACAATTTAGAGATAGATGTCCTGGTAACCGGACTGGATCCGACGACTAAAACGGCCAACGGGGAGACTAGACCTTTCTCGTCGAACGCATATTTGTCGATAAAATTTTAAGGTAAAATGTTTATAGAATAAATAATTAGTTTAAATTTGAAACAAAAAGATGTGTATGAAAAAGAGTGCTAATCTATTACTGGCGATTCTGTTGATGTTTTTCAGCTCTATGGGCCTGAAAGCGCAGATTTACTCCTTTCCAAACCCGGGCACTTACGGGCTTAAATTCAACAGAGGGTTGTTTGCAAAAACACTCCATGTCCCTACAATCGGCTCAACGCCAAGTAACGCTGGAGCGCTCAACAGCAATGTTTCCAACCTATCTGCGATTGTCTATGACAGTACCGGACACAAACTGTATGTGTGGGACCCTTCCCTAAAGCTTTGGAAATCTCCAACCGGTGAGCCCCTTATTGCTTTAGGCACTGTGGACCAGTATTGGAGAGGGGATAAGACTTGGCAAACGTTGGATAAAACGGCGGTTGGCTTGTCGAACGTTGATAATACTGCAGATGCGGATAAGCCTGTATCTTCTGCGACCCTAACAGCGCTGGCGCTAAGAGAAAGTGTATCCAACAAATCTACCGACATCGCAACAGACGCAGCATCGAATGTTAAATACCCCACGGTCAAGGCGGTTAAAACGTATGTAGACGCTGTTGCGACTACGGGAGGTGGCACAGGTACTTCGGTAACAATAGGGACTGCAAATGGGCTATCGCTTACAGGCCAGTCACTGTCTTTAAGTTTGGCTAGTAGTGCAGCAAGTGGTGCTTTGTCTGCCGCTGATTGGTCCACCTTTAACGGTAAGCAATCACAACTGAGTGGCACGGGCTTCATCAAAGCGTCCGGGTCAACCATTATGTACGATAATACCGCCTACTACCCCTCATACAATCCAAACGGCTATATATCGGGGATCAATAGTTCTATGATTATATCAGCGTTAGGCTATACACCTTACAACCCCTCTAACATATCTTTCGGAATGGTGACATCTGCTCTCGGATACACCCCATACAACGCTTCCAACCCCAACGGTTATATCTCTGGGATTAACAGCTCGATGGTCACGTCGGCTTTAGGTTATACGCCATACAACGCCGCCAACTCTGCCGGTTACATCACGGCAACCAGTCTAAGCGGTTATGTGCCTTACTCGGGTGCAACGGCTGATTTGAATTTAGGCTCAAGATCAGTGACGGCAGGTGCTTTTTACGAATATTCAGACGTGCGATTAAAACGCGTGTTGTGGCGCTATTGTTCGAGCGATATCTCGACAATCACATTTAAGTGGAAGGATAAACGCGATTTGAAAACCCATTGGGGTTATTCAGCCCAACAGGTTAAGCGCGTTTTACCCCATGCCGTGTCAAGAGATAGTCTTGGGTATCTAGTTGTTGATTATAGTCAAGTACACACTTACAAGATTAAAGAGCTTGAAGCTAGAGTGGCTAAACTTGAGTATAAGCTTAAGCGAGTTTTGAAACAATTAAATAGATAAATATGTCTTGGGCAGCATTATCGGGAAATCAAGTCGTAACGTGGGCGAATCTTCAAGATGCGGTAGATAATAACGTTTTCATTAAGATCGGCGCTATTCCACCCGCGGGGGTGTCTGCAAACAGAGCGGTCACTAAGCTTGGCGCGCTTACAACAGTCGACATACAGAGCGGCCCACTTTCAGGCAAATCAGACAATCAACTAGTTGTCAAAAACAATCTAGTTGCGAACGTTAATACGTACTACAGGCTAACAGCATGCGGCGGTGGTGCGGATGCGTGGACAAGCATTAATCCGAGTTTGGGATACGGGCAAAGGTACGTTTTACCTTCATCAACTCCCATATACTATTACTACAGCGGGGTGAGCCAAAACACGCTACCTGCTGGATACAATGGCTCGATACAGCTCGTTGCTGGGGCCACTTATTGCCCGTAATTTAACCAACATCTTAAAATGGAAAAGCAGTCACAGCCACAACAAAAAATAGTCGGGTATTCCGAATTTATAGGGTTAATCATAGCCTTCACCAGCGCAGCATTAATCTTTTGGAAAACGACGGATGTGCGCTTATCTGCATTGGAATTGCGTATGGCGATGAAGGAGAAATCGGAAGACACAATAAACGCTAAACTTGATAAACTCCAGGAAGGGGTTAACGATTTAAAAATAACGATTCAAAATAAACAGGACAAGAAATGAAGAACCGGATTATACCTATGTTAATGCTGGTGTTTTTGTCATTTTTGGCAAAAGCCCAAGACACCCTATTTGTTAGCGCCAACACCGTTGAGCTTAGTAAGGCAGGAAAACGCGTCTACAAAGGCGCGAATATCTTGTACGTTAAAAAGAACTTGCCATCAAATATCCAATTCGGCAACGCTTCTAGTTTCTATGAGCTTGTTGCCCCAGCAGGACAGTTGAAAGTAGCTATCAATGGTGCCGCTGCTGTTTCAGGCTTAGGCTACGACGAGATTTACAATGTAATAAAAGACAACGTCGCATCAGTAAACGCTAGTGCGGGTTCGAGCGCAGGGGCTTTAGAAACAACACAACAGGCCATTAAGAATCGAGACGATGATGCAAATTATTCAGGAATAGTCACGCCAGGCACACCTTACGTAATTAATACGAAGGGGAAAGGCACGGTGACTTTTACTGTTAGCGGTAGCTGGAGTGGGTATATCTACATAGAAGCGTCATTGGATGGTGTGACTTGGGTTCCTAGGTATTTCTCAACGCTTCCTGTTGGAACGCCGCAACCGATTCTATACGTTAATGATACGGCGGGGCAAATTACCACTATTTCTTTTGATTTTGTTCGATTTAGAGGCTCGACGACGGGTGGAACGGGTTTGTTTAGCGGTTCGGCCACAATCAAAGCTAACGCAAGCCGAATAGCGGCTAACGTAATGCTTGACACGCAGTTGCCGCCAGGGCTTAATATCATAGGGAGCGTGAGACAAGGCAGTGCTTGGGACGTGACTTTACTCCCGGGAACTAACAGTGTAGGTAAAGTAGTCGCTTCTCTACCCACGTCTGCGAGTGGTGTAATCCTGTCACTATCGACCAACGCGTCAGGTGCAACGTTTACCACCTTTGCTTCTCAAACATGCACACAACTGCGTGTGGCCAACAATACAGGCACGACTATTGAGTTTCGGATAGGGGGAACAGGAACAGCCATGCCCATTTTCAACGGCAAGTATTATTTGATTACGGGTATTACAGACGCTTCAAGTGTTGGTATCCGCAGAACGGATCAAGTGAACACGCCAGTAACGGTTCAAGCTCACGCGTTAACAAACTAATATGGTAAAGACCGATTTTCGGATTAGTGATCACAAGAGGGGAACTACCTGGTATGGGTTATCGCTAACCCTTACCGAAACGTTAGACAACGGCGTGAAAGCACCTGTTGATCTAACGGGGGCGGTGGTTACGGCCGAATTAGCAAAGAACCCAGGGAACGCTGCAAGCTTTATTTACTCGACCCAAAACAACACTTTGCTATTCGGTCCTGAAGAAGCTCCGAATCCTTCTAGTGGAGAAGTTATGTTTAAGCCTGAATTGATAACGCACCCAGTGTATAACTATTATTTACGTGTTTATGTGCAGTTCCAAAATACCGATAAGGATTTGATTCTTGAAGGCTATTGGAACATAACCGAATAGGTCATGCAAGTAACAGTCATTGAGAAAACAAAGAGGTACACCGTAAGCGGCTCGCAAACAACTAAACGCTACGAGGTGAATAGTACGCAAAGCAGTAAGCGCTACGTACTAGAGATTGCTGAATTAGGTAAGCGGGGCTACACGGGTCTGTCATCGTACCAATTAGCTGTTCGAAATGGATTGTTTGAGGGCACAGAACAAGAATACCTATTGGATCAAGTGCCTAAATTAACAGTGCTTGGTGACTATGAACGCGACTGGGCAAATGATTTTTTAATCGCATTAAACACTTAAGAAATGACACTAGAACTTAGAATTAAAGCCTTGGCCGAACAGGTGGCTTCCACGATTAAAGCTATAAATGCTAAGGTCGGAAACACTGCTTCCTTATCCACAACAGATAAAACAAATCTTGTGGCGGCTTTGAACGAATTGAAGTCTAACATTTCAGCTCTACCGGCACCAAGCTCGGTAATTGATGATACTTCGGCTAGCGCAAGCAAAACGTATAGCTCCACTAAAATCACTTCATTGATTACAACGGCCGTGGCTAATTTAATCAATGGCGCTGGGAGTGATAGCGATACCTTGAAAGAGCTTGCCGATAAGATTGTGGCACTAGCGCAAACGGATACAGGTTTGGTTTCGGTTGCTTTGGCGCAGACTTTCACGGATGTGCAAAAAGCACAGGCTAGAACAAATATTGGCGCTGCATCGGCAACTGATTTGACAGCGCTTACAACGAATGTCGGCAATACTGATCGTGATTTTGTCGCAGATTTTAACACAGGTTATTTAGCTTAAAATGGCTTTAGCTAATAGAATAGCATCGGTTATCGGTCACATCGCCACTTTGATGAAGGCGATGTCAAATTCTATTGACAAAAAAGCAAATAAGGAGAACTGGTTTACCCTAGTTTCAGGCTTTTTGTCAGTTGAAAAACTACCAGACATTGCTGCGGGTCGAGTGATGAAATACACCTACCCAGGCGGCGGTATTCGCTATCGATTCATTGCCAATGATAAGAGTGAGGATAGTTTTTATACCGCGATGAATAACGGAGTATTAACGGGGCTTACGGCAACCAAAAAAATAACAGTGTAGGATGGGATTTACTTTATCAGGATCGATAATCACTCAGTCTGGGCAAACTAGCTCTACTCGCGACACACCTGCTACTCTTTCAACCTGGGCAGCTGCTAATGGGTTGTCAGCCAGTATTTTTTTGACGGGGAGACAACTAACAATACAAGGCAATTATAGACTTCATATTAATGGTTTTTACGACGATACCGGCTACATAAACAATATAGCGTCAGGTTCAAGAATTCGATTTGGAGATTCTTGTGACTGGCTGAGTGGTGAGCAAGTACATCAATCAACAACCAATGTTTCAGATTTTCAGGGGATTTCCATTAAAGGGGCTAAATGGTTGTGCAATGGTTGGACTAGTGACGAATCTATCAATCTAGGAAATGGTGGCAAACTTCGCTGGTATAGTGTTGATATTAACTCTGACCTAAGCGTTCCAGTATACGGAAGTACACGCTCAGACCTTGTTTTTAATGGCGCTAGTTTAGATGCTTGGTTTATCGATTGCTCTTTTACTCCTAGAGGGAATCATAAATTAACAGGAAATGCAAATGTCAAAGCAACGGGATGCTTCTTTGGCTTTGGTCCATTTTACTTCAACGGTGATATTTCTGGATTTTCCAACAATGTAGTTGGTAGTTATATAACAAACGAAGTGCGTTGTAATATCGACAATGGGCGAACTATGAAAGGTGCAACCCTTAAGTTTCCGTTAACAACTACAAACTGGGTTCTGAATCTAGGAGCTACAACAGATATCAGAACCTATCAAGATTTAGGCCTACCATCTACGCTTAACTATGCTGGTGTAAGTGGGTATCAAGGTGGAGTTGTGAATCTCATTCGTAGCTTCTCTTTACCTATTGTAAAAGCGGAATCCCCAACAACAGCTATTACTACTGCGACATTATATCGGCAAGAACTTGGCTCATTAGTTTCTTATCCATCTGCAAATCTCCCAACAACGATATTGGCATACACTTGGAAGTGGACTAATGCTGACTTCTCTTTCAGGGTGGCACACCTTACTGAAGATAGAAGACTATGTGATTATTTCATTGTCGATTATGCTAGAAGCGTTGTTACAGGCCAAATCGATGTCTCTAACAGTCCGTTTACAGGTAAGGCATTCATGCCGATTGACGGCTCAATCACGCAAGCCAACCAAACCACAGTAGCGGCTTACACATCTTGCGAAACACCACAAAAAGCATACGATCTTTCTAAATTGCGGATGGTCAACAATTATACGGGGCAAACTGAGCCGAGCCTTTTGCGAGCAGGTAATACAATCAGCACAACGAAAAATGTTGTCATCGACCCTAATGCAAGTGCTGCCTATTCGGAAAATGCGACAACTATAACGCTTAAGGCATCCGCTTTTGCTGGATCGATAACCGCGCCTAGCGTATCGTTAGTCAATGGTGCAAGTGTTGCTGACAATGTGGCTATAACAGGCAATCTAGCATACAACACCAACACCGATATAGTAGTTACCTTGGCCAACTGCACGATTTCAGGGACAGTTAGTAACTCAGGCACAGGTAATGTGAAGCTGAATCTAGTTAACTCAAGTGTTAGCACTGGTGCGCGCGTCGTAGCTCAATACCCTATTACCGTTACCGACGCGGGGAGCAACTTGTTCTCTACTCAAATTTGGGTGTTCAATAGTTCGGGAAGCATAGTCGAGGACACAGGCTTCCAAAGCCTTATCGCATCCAAGACAGTATATATGCCTGTGGGTGGAAGCCTACGTGTGTACAGTCAAGCCTATGGCTACCAATCGAAGATTACCAACACGGCTGCCACTAATGCAAGTCTAGTAATCACACATATCCCAGAAACCTTAGTAGACACGACACTTGATGCGACAACACGCAATACGATAGCTGGACACTTCTCGTCGGTTGTGGAGAGCATGCTGTTGTATGTGGAAGTTGATACGGATCTAGTGAGCTATACCCCAGCCCAAGTGCTGAATGCTATGCACTACTTCATTGTGTCTAACGGTGGGAATTTTGCAGCGCTATCCTTGCTGGCAAATACGGTTGGTAGTGTTCAGCTAATAGACGGAGGCTTTAGGGTTTATACGGCTGCATTTAAAGGTCGTGCAAAATCAACACTCAATAGCACCAACACACCAACGCTGTTTATTACGCTACCGCTCTACATTGAAGATGCAAGCGGCGTATCAGGCAATCAGGTCATTGTGCGTAATGCCAACGGCATAGACGTGCACTCCGCATTATGGTCAAAGGCTACAGCCAACATATCGCAAAACGATATGGATAGCATTGCAAACACAACTTGGAGCCACGGCACAAGAACACTGAATGATATTTACTTTGAATAGGCTAAAACCATAAATACAAACACCATGTATGAATTTTTGATATACGCAATCTTAACTACCGCAGTAATGGCTTCTGTCTATATAGGGAATAGGTTGAAAGAGAAAGGAAAAGACAGCTCTGGTCTTGAGCCAAGAGAAACCGACGACGGAAAGTTCGCTATTCCGAAACCAGCCGACGAGGATATGAAAGGGATAGTTTGCGAAGAGATTAGAACCAATCCAAAATTTAAAAATAGTACTTCACAATTAAACACAAACACACATGTTAACAACAATGATCTGGGTGGGAGCCCTAGTGACAGGAATCCTGGTAGCGGCTTGGCTGGGTAAGCAAGCTGGCAAAAATGAAAGTAAAAAACACACAAGCAAAAAGCTAGACCCCAATGAGCAATCAACACCGCAGAAAAACGCGATCGCAAACCCGAGTGGCCCGCCCCCTAAGACACCTTTTAGATAGGGTGCAACACATTCCAATTCCTAGTATGGATCAAGTCCTACTTATTGTATCCTTTGTTCTGATTATTAGGACGGGGAATGTGGCGGATTACCTGATGGGGCTAACAGCAGTTAACGCATGGGAGATTGGTATTAATATCTACCGATCTGCTTTCCTGCTGCTCATCTACGCGTTAAGAAAGGAGGTTGTGCTTTTGACCGGTCCTATAGTTTTCAGGCTTATGTATTATTTGCTTATTAACCATTTCGTTGACCTGTATTTAGGTTATCGGGTGTGGAGCATTAATGATACATTGACCGTGTTTCTAGTTGTTGGCGAATCGGTGGTTCTGCTTTTAAGCAAAACCGCCGTGCCCCAACGATTAAATCAAATCCTAAAATTATTCAAGAAATGA